ATAGGTTTACAATTAGCAGTCCTTCAAATAGTGTCAATCGTCTTCCTCCATAAGTTTAATAAGTCTTGCGCCATACCACTCCGACTTCTTTAGGTCTTCAAGGCCATTCTTGTATCGCCAACGATGTAGGTACTTGGCTATATTCCCACGGAGGTATCCAATGTATTCTTCCTTAGATAGGAAGTCCTGAATGTAGTCGATACACTCAATGTATCCTGCCCCATAGTGTTTAGGTTTGTTGACCACATCGTATTCATGTGTCTTAACCCCTTTGTCTAAGTCTAATTCCCATTTAGCCATCATAAGTTCTCTTTCATAAATACTTCAATCCACATCTTACAAGTAGCACTCCTGACTACATCATCTAACCCAAACTCGATAACTGGTAACGGTAAGTTATGCTTCTTGGCTAAGTGAGTAATCTTTGCTAGACCACTTGTCTCTTTGATGTCTGACTGTTGCAGATCACCATTTAGTACGATGGTACTACCCTCTCCGACACGGGTAAGCAACATCTTAATTTCATCTACCGTAACATTCTGTGCTTCGTCAACTAAGATAAACGCATTGTCAAAGGAACGACCCCTCATCAGTGCCATAGGAGCTACCTCTACGTTCTTATTCTTAATAGCTATTTCCACTGCACCCTTACTAAGGTGCTGCTCTAGTACGTCAAGCACAGGTAAGGCCCAAGGTAACGTCTTGTCTTCTAGCGACCCCTTGAGGTAGCCCACATCACGTCCTACAGCTACGTGTGGCCTTGTGATAACAATCTTGTCGATTGCCTTGGTAATGTACTGGTTGGCTGCATAGGTTGCTGCGATATAAGTCTTGCCAGTGCCAGCAGGTCCAAACACAATAACCTGAGAACTAGACTTAAGAGCATCAATATAAAGCTGCTGGTTCTCGTTACGAGCCAGTAGAGGTACATTAGGCTTCTTTGCTGCTCCCTTGTACGTAGTCTTTCTCTGCGTCTTCTTTGGTGCTTGCTGTACCAATTTAGTATTCCCCCTTGCTAATAAAACCCATAAACTCTTCAAGCTCACGGAAGCCACCAATTAGACCTCCATCATTAGCAAAGATTTGTGGTACAGTCATAATCTTAGCTTCTTTCATAAGAGACAGCACCCACCGACTTGATAACTCCTCTATGTTGTATGTCACATACCCGATCTTATTTAAGTCTAATATAGCCTTTGCCTTGTCGCAATACTTACAGTCGTTACGAGTTATGATTGTGTACATAAGTTATCCTCAATTATCTTTTTCAACTCTTGTATCTCCTCTAGAGCAAGACGAATAGTGAGCGATAGTCTGCCTAGTTATCGCTCCTTGTTGTTAGTTAGCAGTTTAATGACATGCTCAGGTCAACTAGGTTAAACTAGATCAACAATCTCACAGCTATCCCCAGAACAAGCTAATGTCTGACTTCCTGCTGTGTTGTCCTCTTGTTCATAGTCTGATAGTTTCTCCCAGTCAACCTTCTCAGGCATAGAGGACTTAAGCTTTTCGTACTTTTTTCGTCCACACTCTTGGTAGGGTGCCTGTTGGTACGTATGCTCGTTATAAGGCAAGAACGATACCCCTGACATCTCATCGAAGTTCTTATATACAAAGGCACCTACTTCAAACCACTCGTCACTCCGTACGTTAATTGTCACGGAAGGCTTGTGTTCACACCAGTGACGTTGATAGGCCAACCACATTTCTAGCTGCTCAATGGCTGTCATATCGGCTGTAGTTACTGCACCCGCTGGAGCCTTTTGTGGAAAGCTAAAGACTACAGTAGTATCTGGCTTCATCACACAAGGTTCATTCGGGATACCTTGGTCACTCATAAACTGAGTTAGGGGGTCTTTTACATCCCCACGGACAGTACGAATGTAATAGGCGGAATGGCGAGCATGAATGCCACTAGCGCTATCAACCAATTGAGATACCGTCCCTGACGGTTTAACGCAAGTGATGGCAGTAGCAACAGGAATACCAAGACGTTCAGCCCAGTCAGCATTTGTACCAACAGCGATAGATTTAAGGTGCTCAAGTGTTTTCTCCAATCCTGTGTTACTAGTTGTCATTAGAGGGTTGTCCATGATGCCAGTAAACGAGACACCTAACAGACGTTCCTCTTCCGTATTCTTCTGCCAAATCTTACGTAGATAAGGGAACTTAGTATGTGTGGACTGGATCGTACCCAAGATGGTAGCGACCTTAACCTTACGCTCTAAGTCTTCTATCGTATCTGTAGCTCGTACAACTACCTCAGTTAAATTACAGAATTGGTATGGGCGTAAGATAATCTCGCTGCAAGGGTTAGTCCCAAACTCATGCTTAACATCACGACGACCATTCTTAGCTGCCTGTGCCTTAGCTGCTTGACGATTGAATACTCCTCGCTCCCCTGATCCACTTTCTACTAAGGACAACCACTCACGCATGAATGAAGTGCTGTCAGGTTTCTCTGTATAGCACACTGAGTTATTAGCTAACGCTCGTTGTGGATCGTTATCCCACCATGAACCACTCTTAGCGTGACGCATACGGTCATCTGACAGGTTACTAAGGGAGATCATAGCTGAACGACGTACGCCACCAACTACAACTACCTCGCCAATCTTACACATAATATCGTGACACTCAATAGAACTAAGCTGGAGTCCCTTAGCATCATCGAACTTACGCACTACAAAGTTAAACAAGTCAATCAGTGGTGCTGGACCAGACGCTCGGCCACCAAAGGTCTTAAGTTTCGCACCTGCTGGTCGTACACCCGACACGTCCCACTTTGGATATTTTCCAGCGTAGAGGGACTTGATAACCTTACGTAAGGCTTTAGCCCACCCTTCTTTGCTGTCCTCTACCACGATAACATCTTCGTTGTGGATGTAGCTGCTGGGTACCTCAGGTAGCTTAGAGATAAACTGTCGCTCAACTGAGAAGCCAACACCTGTACCACACAGTAGGATAAACATAGCTTCGTCAAAGCAACGAATGTCATCTACTGGAAGGTAGCTACAGTTGTATCCTGCTGTGTTGTCACGGTTGAACGCTGTACCTGCTGTCATTAACGCACGCATAGAAGGCATAACCTCTAGCCCAAGGATAGCCTGTTCAATGTCGTTAATTAAGCTGTCTGTACCAGTAACAGGCTTTACTAGGTTATCCATGTAACGGGCTACAGTCTCTCCCCAATTCTCTCGTCGTCCCTTGTCGTCAAGCCAACGTGCATAGCGACTGGTTGCAATGAAGGTTTGATAATCGGTTGGTAATAGGTTGCTCATTTAGTTTCCTCTACGGTATACGTGATACGACATTCTTCTCGACCAAAGATAAGGTTTCTGGGTTTAGCTTCCTGAGCCTCAAGCTCTGTGCTGTAAAACCCCACCCTCTCAGGTAGGCAGTGAAACCGCTTTTCAAACACTCCCCATTTCATCTGTTCAGTACTCACTTTGTTTCTCTCCCTCGTTTGTCTTTATCTTCGTCCAACCACACCATGCGGTCAATGTCACTTCGGTTAAGGCCAATGTCTCTTAGCTCTCGGTCAGTCAGTGTGTTTAACTGCTTAATAGCACTACGGTGTGTACGCCATGTAGCTAGGTAGTTAATGTATCTCCAAAACCAACTCATCGGTTATCTCCACTCCCTTGGATAGTACCACGTTCGACACGACCATTAAGTTTCACCAAGTTAATCTCAAGTACCGTGGTGAGGTCATAACCAACATGATTAGCCAATGCGGTACAGTAGAAAACAACATCGCCAATCTCCTTAATGATATCCATAGGGACAACCTTAGTCCCATCACGGATCATCTTCTTGACCTTCTCGGCTACTTCACCAGCTTCACCAACTAGACCTAGCACGTTCTCAACTAAACGCTCGTCACCCTCAGTAATGATCTTACCTTCAACCCACTTACTGTACTGCTTGGTTGTCATATCGGACGTAGACCAAATCTCATCTTCATCTGCCATATCGTGCATATCCTGTAGTGTAATCATTTAAACTGTCCTTCCATAAAACTCTGTTGCCTTAGTTGGATCAGCGTAAGCATCGAAGCAGTACCATGCGCAGTTATCTTTACCGACGCTCTTGCTACCTTCGATCCACTTAACTCTGCCAACGCTTACTACTTTAGTACAGTACGTCATAAAGTATGCCGACTGCTTTGTGTGCATCCAATCTGCATCAAACAATATCCAAGTTGGACACTGGTACATCCAATGCTCAATGAATGGGTGCAATATCTTTCTATCCCAAGGTGGGTTAGTTATGCAATAGTCAACTACTCCCCTCCCACCTATATCCAGAGTGAGAGCATCAAAGGTAAATACAGCAGGGTGTCGTGGATCAATGTCGCAAGCATATAAACACTCTCCATGCCCTCCAGTTAATTCATCTATGTGTTGTATAAGTCGGGCATCACCCGCACATGGCTCTACGTAATCAAACGTGTAAGGCAAGTGCGGGATCAGTGGCTCAACAGCAGCTATTGGTGTGGGATAGAAGTCACGTTCTACCCTTACGAAGTCGCTACGTTTTCCCATACATCCCTTTTAATGTTGCCTGTGAGATGAACTGAGGCTCATACATACCGTTAGATACCTCTCGCTTCACTACTACTCCTGACCACCATTCCTTGTTGGCTTGTCCAGCCCATCCCTCTGCTGCACCTTTATAACATCCCGCAACAAGACCGATAACTCCGTTAGGATGTGAAGCATCTTTAAACTTAAGGTCACGCTTATGACTATGCCCACAAGTGCTGCTGTGGTGCCTATGAGCCAGTAGCCCGTTAGCATGGTGCATACCAGACATAGCAGAACCGAAGTTGCCGCTACTAAAGAAGTGCGCGTAAGAGACACCATCGTAATCAGCGATTGAAGGCGCACCGTGTTCATACTCATGGTATTCATCGAACCAGTGCTTCGTTTGAAGATGCCCGAAGGAAATCCCGTACTTACTTCCCTCAAGTCTTGGGTCTGTTTTAATTGATCGTTTGATCCGTTGCTCATGGTTTCCCTCAAATCCAAAGTAGTTAGGACGCTTACGTTTATGATGTCGGAACTTCCATCGGATACGCTCCTGTGCATCATTGTAGTGATTGATGTCAGCCTCATAGTTCTGACTAACGATTGCCTCTGGGGAACGAGTGTCGAATGTATTTAACGACCGCATGTCAGCGCCATCCCCCAAGTCAACGACATAATCAGGCTTGAGATCATACAAGAACTCGCCTAACCAGTTGAACCGCTCATTTCCCACCGAAGGGTCTACGTGAGCGCAGCTAAAGACCACCACTGTTTTACTCATCTTCTGCCTCCATTTCCATCAGGGCCACTCTGACCTCAAACTCTATTGCCTCAAGCTGCTTTTTGTTTAGATTAAGCAGTTGTGTTAGTAAACTATTCACTTCAACCATTCGTCGGGTATCCTCTTGTCTGAGTAGATGAACCCATGCTTATCGCACCAGTCACCATAGGTTGTCTTAGAACCCTTGTTGATCTTACCACGAGAGTTACTAAACACAAATCGTATGTCTAACTTAGGGTGTTGCTCCTTAACCTTCAAGTGCTTTTTCCTGTCGGCAGCTACAAACCGTCCCTTTGACTCAATTATAATGCCATTCAGTAAAATAAAGTCTGGAGTATAACTCTTGTTCTCGTTTAAAACCCACTTAATCTTTAAGGTCTCATACTCAAAAGCTACACCCCTCTCCTTCAAATCAACAGAGATGTCATCCTCAAGTCCTGATCTGTAACCGTTCTTTATTGCGTGTTGTCGTCTACTGGTGGTTGCCATAGCTGCCCTTCATACCTCCGTAACCAAAGTAGCCTAGCGTTCTCAATGATACGCTCTGTATCACCGTCATAGGCTTTCACACAGGCTCCCCAGAGGTCATCCACTGACTTACAGTCCGCAAGTAGCTTCTCTGCTTTCTTAGGGCCAATTCCTCTCAGCCCCTTGATGTTGTCTGCTGCATCCCCTGTCAGTATCTGGGTGTAGAAGAACAAGTCTCCCTTCCACTCACTAACCTGTGTCCAGTCTTTCCTGTTAAAGTTAAAGTGCCAGCAGGGTATCTGTAGCATGTCTTTGTCGATTGATGCGACAACAGTATTAGGTCCGCACCGTGTAGCTTCTATTGCTATTAGGTCATCAGCTTCTTCTCCTTCACTTACGATTGCACCAAACTTCTTCACCATATATTCACGTACATGACGTAGGTGCTTAGGCTTGTCTGCTGCTTTCCTGTTTCCCTTGTAGGGATAACTCTTTGCTACCTCGAAACGAAAGTTGTTAGGGCCAGTCAGATACACCTCAAATTGGTCTGGCGTAACGAAGTCTAACGTAGCCTCAAGGACGAAGTCGAGGAGTACTTCTACTTTCTCTTCCGCGTCCTTGGGTAATTCGTCTTGAGTGGCAAAGGCTGCTCGGTACGCGAGGATGTCCCCGTCTACTAGAACCTTGCCCTTAGCCATTAGAAGCCGCCAAAGACCATAGAACCATCGTCCTTCTCGAAGGCTACATCTTCTACGTAACAATAACCTCCTGCCCGTGCTGCGTCCGCAAAGGCTTGTCCTAGCCCGTATAGGTCATCAATGTTACCTCGTACCACTGTTGTGCTACCATCGAACCCATCTTCTTCACTGTCTGCTGTGAATGTAATAGATACCTGCATTAGAACCCACCCTCGTCATTGTTTGCTTCATACT